TTACATTACCTTGAATCTCCATTGTTTTAATAATTGTTTCGTTATTTCCTTGGCAATTGTATCGCCATTTTCGCTTCGTTTCATTCTGTATCTTTGTTCTTTTTGGCCCAATACTTACGCAAAAACGCATCACGACCATTCCTGATGTTGATGTCGCGCCGTTTCTCTTTCGTTTTATGGACACCGTAGAACTGAGCCAACTGTTTGATTCTGCCGGCAGTAAGTTTGAACTCGTCAACCAGTTTGTCAATATCCGTAAAAGGATAAAGAGCAAGCATCTTGCTCAGTAAGTCCATTCGCTCGTCGAACTTGTCCGTCCAAACGTTCCTATGCGTCCAGTTTAACGCCTTCTCGAACCAAGGCAAATCGAATCCAAACATTTCAGATCAGTGTCCCGGCAATACCCAGCACAATCAGAAACGCCACCAATCCGATGTGTGTATATACCACCTCGGCATTCGTAAACGTCTCACCGCAAATGGCAGAAAACGTCATATTGTTCCTGCCCATCCATTCCTTGATTTTCTCTTTCATAGTCCTTTTTGTTTTAGATTAAATAATTGACTCCCCTCTGCGTTAGTGGCTTGGGAAAGGCTTTCGCCCGTTTTCACGCATCGCCGTGCATTTCCTTCGTGTTTTCACAAAGTCACAGTGATGGCCGCATTAGAGTCTCTTACTCACGCTGCTGTCCTGGCTCGACTGCGCTTTCCTCACAGCTTCACGGCCTACAGATTGCTTTCACGCTACCGTTTCCATCTTTCTGCTGGATGTCATTCCCAGTCCTGATGCCACTTTGCCTGCCTCCGACTTCCCTGTGGTTAGTAGTCCGTTCGTCTGATGGTACACGTACCTCCTGACTTTCCCATGCACTTTGCGGAAGGTGAGGGATTCGAACCCCCGAATCGTCTTGACGATTGCCGCGTTAGCGGTGCGGTGCTTTCAGCCTCTCAGCCAACCTTCCTGTGTGCCTTGCGATTCCGACGCAAGGTCAAATCTTTTGAGCCTTTATCAGCCCCTTCAGCTTGCCTTCCTGAATCATTCGGTTAATCTTGTGCTTAGGATAGGCCCACCGCGTGCATTTCTCCTCACCGTCTGGCAGTACCACGCTGGCATACTCTCTCGGTAAAAGCTCACCGTTCCTGTCGAGCCATTCCTGGCTCAACATCCCGAACTGTTCCAACAGCTGTTTCGGCTTTAACCATACTTCGTCAGCCCCTTCCAGCATCTCGCGCATGGTATCTCGTACCGTCGCCACTATCTCGGCTCTCAGCATCCTATCCATAGTTCCCCTTTTTTGTTTTGTTAGCCACCACTCCCAGCCGATTTCGGATGGGTCATGCCACCCTCGTAATTGTCACAGTCCTGCGCATAGTCCCTTCAACAGCCGGACTAATAGGCGCATTAAATTTCCAACCGTAAGTCTTTTTGCGGTTTTTCATCTGGCTTGCCAATGATGCAGCAGATCGTGCCTTGTCCCAGTTCGGAAGCGTGTAAGCCATTGAATCGCCCACCGTAAACTGCTCCAGCATCTCGATTGTCACTTTGTCTGTTACCATTGTCTTTTCTTTAATTTTTCTTAATTATTTGCTTTCTTTGTTATAACTTGGCAGAAAAAGCCGTATATTTGCAATCCAACTACTTCGCCAAAAGTGTGTTGCAAAGGCGGTTCTCCGCTTCGAAAAGACGGCCTCCCGTCTGACGGCTATTTTCTTGCCTCGTTGTTTTGCTTGCTTGCTTAATTTCGAGTGCAAATATACAAAACAATTTCGAACCAAGTGTCGATTTGTGTAGATTTATGGTTATTTTTAAGACGATTTAACAAAAACGAGTGTATTTGTGTTGATTTATGGATAAAACAAAGGAAAGATTCAGGGAAATGCTCAATGACATCTTCGAACGAGATGGCATCAAGACATTCAAGCAGCTTGCAGAGATGTCCGGCATATCGCAAAACACCTTCACACGCATCAAACGAAACGAGGTGAAAGAAGTCGATATTGAGACATTCCGCAAACTCAATGTCGCTTTCGATGACCGATACAACCCGCAGTGGTTCCAAGGCGATTCTCCATACATGCTCATCAAAGACTATCAGAATGCACAAAAGGATAGGCAAATGGCATTCCCAGAATATGCCAGCCTTCTGAACGCTGCGCTCGCTTCTAAAGATGAAACCATCGAAGCATATCAGAAAAGACTGGAAGACAAAGATGTTATTATTGAAAGCCTGCGAGCACAACTCGCTGAAAAAAATGAGCGTATCGCTGAACTCAAAGCGCACAATATCGAACTCCGTCATCAACTCGACCAATATCAGAATGCAGATATTGACCGCTACCCATTCCCCATTGGTGCAGCTGATGGAAATAAAAGACAATTAAAACGAAAATAACAGCCTATGACATTCTTTCTATTTATAATCATCTTCGTTGCATTAGGCGTTTTCTTAGTATTGATGAAAAGTAAAAAGGAAACGCAACAACATGAGTCACATGAACTAAATGATAAAGGAAAACCGTATCCTCCAAAATTGCTCGACCTCAATACGACTACAATTGCTGACCGACAACGTGCCTACCATCGTGGCTATCAAACGCAATTACGCTATGACATCCTCCAGCGGCGTGCGGAACTCGCTGGCGACACAGCCACACTCGAAGCCATCCGCACCAACACCTACAAAGGTCCACTGCCCGAGTTAGATTCACAGCGGCCCACACACTTCGACCTTCTCGACGATAATGGCGACCCGATTACAGAAGTTGCTGAGCCTGTCATTCAGAAACTCCAATACTTCTGTGTCAAAGACAAAGGCTACCACGTCAGCGTGTGGCCCAAGGATCAAGGAATGCAAAACCTCGACTATATAGAGTTTGATATTGCAGGCATGTCATACCGTGAGAATATCGACGAATATCTCGGTGAGCACGTCGGCACACTGGAAGCAGAACCGACCAACTTATACGACGTCAACGCAATCAAGATACTCGCTGAAGACGGCCACCACGTCGGCTACGTTCCAAAGAATATGACCGACGAAGTACGCAAGCACTCTAAACTTCCATGTCGCTGCTACTTCTACATCGGCGAAAACGACGGTACATATTACTCAGACTGCTATATAAAAATACAACTATGACAAAGACAGTCCAATTACATGATGATGACCTCCTTTTCCACGATGTTCTCCTGGAACTCCACCTTGATTTCATCAAGAAATCAGGGAATCCCGCCAAATGTTTACCCAAACAAATCGTCAAAATGACGAAAAGTATAGTAAATATTGATGATTACGCCATTCGCTACGAATCCCAACGGAATCACGAAGGAAAACAAAGGGGACCGCCGTGATATGGCGGCGGTTCAAATATACAGAGGGATTTTAGAGGATTTTAGTGAATGAGCCGAAAGTGGTTTATTTTGGTTTTATTTGGTTTGTTTTACTGAATGTTTCCCCATTGTTTCCCCACTTGTTTCCCCATAGAGGTGTACTATTAACTTAAAGATGATATTAAAATGATAAAGACAGCTATAATATATAATCATAGAGGCAGGTTTGGTGTGGATGGTTCTGCGCCTATTGAGGTGCGTGTGACGCAGGGACGTCGCGCGTACTATATAAATACTGGCGTGTGCGTGCGCCCGCGTGAATGGAAGTTTGGTCATGTGGAAAATCGTGGCGATTGCGATGAGCTGAATGATCGTGTCGCCATTATGCTGAAGCGCGTTGACGAGGCGGTGAATGACTACCTGGAGCGCGAGCAGGAACTGGATATTGATGAGGTTCGACGACGGGTGAAGTCGCCTGACGGTCGCAGACGGTTGAAGGATGCTGAGGATATGACAGGGTGGATGGCCGAGCAGATTCCGATGTTGGACGTTGCGCACGGGACGCAAAACCACTATAAGGTGAGTGTGGCTGCGCTGGTCGAGAGCGGAGCCATGAGACGGTGGAAGGACTTGACTATTGAAAATGTTCACAAGTTCGACGCATACCTGCACACTATCAAGAAGCACCAGACTGATGCGGAGGTGAAGGCGAAGAAGCCGGTGGAGTATATCAGCCAGGCGACGGTGAGGAATTACCATAAGGACATCAAGGCGTTGTTGGCTCGTGCTCTGAAGTTCGGGCTGATTACAGCAAACCCTTATGACAGGATGAAGGGTGAGATAAAACGTGGCGATAAGGAGACGGTGGAGTTCTTGACGGACGCTGAGCGTGACAGGATTGAGGAACTGACTATCAATGACTCGATGCTGGCGACTGTGCGGGATGTGTTTATGTTTCAATGTTATACTGGGATGGCTTACTCAGACGCGATGGCATTTGCGCTTGATAAATGCCAGCAGGACGGTGATAGGCTGACGTACTCGGCCCCTCGTGTGAAGACGGGCGTTTGGTTTTACATCAGGGTGCTGCCGAAGGCTCGGGAAATTGCGCAGAAGTATGGAGGGCGGTTGCCTCGTGTGGCGGATCAGACGTGCAATGCGAACTTGAAGACAATTGCAAACGTGACTGGTATCACGAAGAAACTTACGACGCATGTTGGTCGGCATACGTTTGCGACGTGGATGCTCAGGAATGGGGTGCCTATTGAGCATGTGTCAAAGATGCTGGGGCATCGGAAGATTACGCAGACGCAACGATACGCGAAACTGATGGCGATGGATGTGTACGGGCAGTTTGATAAGGTGATGACGGCAATGGAATTGCCTAACAATAAACAAAGCAAAAAGAAAAAGCAGTGAGGGTTATTCCTCGCTGCTTTTGCGTTCGGCTTCAAGTCGTGCGTTTTCTGCTGCCATAAGTGCCTGGAGTTCGTCTTGTTCTTCCTGCGTGATTCCTGTTTCCATGTCTCTGTCTTCTTCGAATAGGCTGGGGAACATGTCTTTGACGGTTTTGCCATCACTGCCTCGGAAGGCGAAGGTGCTGGCATAGACGTTTTCGGCTAACAGCTGCATAAATATCTTGCCGCGCTTGCGATAGCCTCGCAGGATGCGACGGGCTTCCCAGAACTTGATGTCGTACAGGAACTCACGGCGTGGTAGTCCTATCTCGCCAACGAACAGCTCATAGAGGTCGTTGGCGGTTAGGCGTTTTTTTCAGCATCCTGTACGTCCTTGGGTTTGTCTTCTGGTTCGCCGCTTGGTACATGGTTGAAGTCGTTGCGCATACTCAGGATTGTGAGCATAGCGGTGCCAAGTTCCACGGGTGTGGCTTCCTTCATAATGTCGGAATCCTTGACAGGGGCTTTGTCGGCATCTTCGTAATAGGCCATCATGCAAGCGATGATTGCGAAGATGGTACGCTTGATGTCGGGGTCGCGTTTTGCCTGGATGCTTTCGATGGCGTGCTTGGCATAGTCGAGCATATCTTCATCAGCGAGGTCTTTGTAGGCGATTTCGGTGGCGTAGCAATAGGCCAGTGTGACCTGCTTGCTGCATAGGGTGATTTCTTTTGTGATCATAGTTCCTTTGGTTTTGGTCTTTGCGGGTGAACCGCAAAGCGCGAGTGAGTAAATAAACGCCTGCCAACTGCTCGTAGAATGGGAATGGAACGAGGCAGTGGCAGGCGCGTTAGGTGGCGTTAGTCTGATCCTACTGTGACCGCGCCATACATATTGATGGAGCCGCTGTAGGTGGCTTTCTGACGGTTCTGGGCTGAAGCCTGCACGTTGACGAACTTGCCTTGGCCGGAGCAGACGGTCTTGCCAAGTGTGCGGTTGTTTTCACCGCTGGCGAGACACACCTTCCAGTTGATGAGAGAATCGTTGACCTTATCCAGGAAGTCGGCGAACGACTCACCGGCTGCATCGGTGCCAACGCCTACGAGGGCGTTGAAAGATATGTCGCCACTGCGCTGAGTCACGTCGTACTCATTCCAGTTGCCGTTGGTATCGCTGCTATCCTTTGTCGTGCTGTCTTCAGTAGTCGCGCTGAAGTGAAGTGTCATGTCGGTGCAAAGAGCCACCACCTTGTCGGTAGTAGTGCCGCTGCCTTCAACGATTACGAGTCTGAGATGTTGTCCTTTTTCCATATCGTTTCAGTGTTTAAGCCAGAGCACCGCTGCCTTGGTACTGACAGCTGACCTGGATGGTTTGACGATTGTTGGCCTGGATGCTCAGGTCGTTCAGTATAGCCTGACCACTGCGTGCAAAGGCTGCGTTCTGAGCCACACGGTTCTGTGCGCCGCTGGTCTGATCCCAGCCTACGGTGGTCTTCGCGTCAGAGTTGAAGCGTGTGATGAGCGCACGAAGTGTGGATAGCGATGCGTCGTAGCTATCTACTTGCACGCTCCACTGCTTCGAGGTCATCTGCTCCTCGTTCCATGCACCAGTAGAATCTTTGGTGCTGGCATCTTCCATATTGCCCTGCACAGTTACCTGGCAGTTGGTGGCTTCTGGAACGGCAGAACCGCCCACAAATGCGCGGAAGTTCTGACCCATGATTTTTGTTAATGCCATATTACGTGAGAGTTTTGATTGTTAAACAAATGTGATGACCGCAGAGAACTGACCCTCACGGTGCTCAATGAAGCCTCCCTCCTTGGGTGTTAGCCCTGCTTCCTCGGCCTGCTTACGCAGTTCGTTCATCTGTAGGGTTGCGTCCTCGCGGCTGTCGGCTTTAATCTCGATTGGTTTCCCAGCCTCGATCTTGACGGCGGGGGTGTCATTCGTCTTCTTGCTCATCGTCAATATCTGCGTTAGTTATACATTGATAGATTAGGGGCTTATAATAGCAGGGCTTTACCCAATCCCACGCTAACTCGCCTGATGTTAGGCTGACCAGTTCCGGCATGTCAGTGCCGAGGTTGGCCATATAGGTCTCCACGGCCTTTCGCACCTTGCGCATGATCTGCTTCACCTCCTGCGGGCTATTGCCTGCAATGTCAACGGTCACACGAACTTCGTCCTCGCCGCCTTCCCAAACGCAGTCCTTGGTGGTCACGTTGTTGGTGAAGCCGTCATCGGTTATGATGATGTTCGGGACATCGGTGTTGTCAAGTTGGTCGGGAGGAATCTCGAAGCACGTCGAGGTGACGCGATCGCCAACAAGTGTCATCAGCGATTCGTCGGCCACTATTGCCTCGTAGATAAGTTCGTCAACTGTCTTCATTGCTAATTGGGATTGGTGTTTCTGTTAGAAAACCGACGGGCTGACAGCCTTTGCCCTTGCATCGGAGCAACCCGTCGGCACAGGAACTATGAACCTGCTACGTTAAGAGAGAGTTTAGTCGCCAATCACGTTAGAGCTGACGGGCTCCACGAGCTTGATGAGCTTGAAGGCCTGGGGCTTGCCGGAGGTGTTGCCGTTGACCTTGCTGGAGAGCTCAACGAGTGAGTAGTCAAGGCTCATGCCCATAGCGATGACGTTGCGGTCAAAGTTGGCAGAGCTTGTGCCGTCGATGT